TCTTTGATGAGCATAGCCACATCGTTGACAACAGACCAATAAAAGAACTCAAAGTCCATAGCTTCTTTCTCTCGTGCATCAAGCTCCATCATGTAGTCCTTGAATTTAGACATACTTACCCCTTGTTACTTTAAAGACATCAGTGTACTTTAATGTATATTTATTTATATATCATTAAAGAATAATTACTTAAAGACTTTAAGCCTATGATGTCTTCATAGATCATCAATGCCTTTAGTGTCTCTATAGTTTATTATACTGTCTTTTTCGATCTTGTCAACCCCCTCATCGTCATCAATGTAACTATTTGTTCCTTCTTCAGTGAGCAGGTCACGTCTATCTTTGGTGGCTATCCCTGTGTCTGTAATACAATTGTTACACATATCAAGGAATTCACCAGTTGAGGCACTACGCCTAGTGGCTTCAAAGTCACTCAAATTCTTGTTACAGCATACGCATCGTGTCATTTTGTCTATCCTTGTTCATCAAGTTTAAATCAATTATTAGGTGTCACCCTAGTGCAGGTATCAACTCAGCACTTTAGTGGCCTTCTAGGGCCTTTAAAGTGCCTTCATGATACATCTTAACGTCCAGTCAACATACGCCAGAGCAGTGACAATACATTGTAATGCTCTTTTAGTGGTTTCTCGATAGCACTTCCACGCGGGTCGAAATAGCACTCCGATAGGGTGCGAGGTGTTACAAAGTTAGAGTTTTTCATTTGTTGATCCTTTCAGTATCCGTTATTAAATTCAATACGAATCATTTCACTAATGTCAAGCACTAGCTGATAGTTGACAATACCCATCATGTCAGGAGGGTTATCGTCCTTGTAGCCTTCTAGATACAAGTCCGTTACAGTCACTATAGCACCTAGCTCCTCGTCTTCCTCGATCTCGGCTAGACCATACCATTCGTGGCCACCAATGGTGTAATTAAACTGTTTGATCTTCATCAAAATAACCCTTCTTCATCTCCGGGCGATACGCCCTTGATTTCATTTAAGGCTACATTGTAGTCACTTAGCGGCTTTTCGACCGGTTTAGACTCTAATGCTAGGCTTTCAGGCGTTTGTACGCCGTTGATGTACTTAAAAGGCCAATTCATGTACGACTTCCCCTGTGTGATTGTTCTTTTGTGCTCTGCGTTTAATGGTTTTTGACACAGTGTTGCAGAAGTATTTTAAAATTCTGTCATCTATTACAAGACAAATAGATTTATTGTATCTGTCCGTAAAAGAAAGAATTACTCCTGAAAGATCAGAAGAGATACAAGCCTGTATCCTTGAGTTGTCTTCCTTGTCGAACACTTTAACATAGTACACCATTTTATTTCACCTTACATAGTTTAAACAAACCTAGACATTCACCTCGACTGTACCCTTGCACTTCGCCTGTATCAGGGTCAATGATAGGCACGTCAGGCCCGTAGTTATTGCATTCTAGCCAATGCTTGGCCTGTCCCCTATCGTTAGAAGAGAAGGCACTGATGCCTGATGATATGAATTGGACTTGATACATGATGGGTTAATCCTTTCAATGGTCAACATTAGCGGCAATTCCAAAGCTCTTCGAGTGCATCATCAAGGCCAATGTTATCCTCAAATGATGCAAAGGCACTATCAGCCCACCAATGACCCTCTACTGTTTTTGTTCGTGTGTTGACACAGATGTTAGGGCCACCGAAGGTCACCAGTACGCGAGCGCCTAAGTATTCGCCTTTACCGTTGACAATGTACTCAATATCCAGAGCGTCCTGCAAATAGTCGAAGGCGCTCATTTGCTCGCCGTCATAGTTAAGCTCATCATCTGCAAAGCCATTAGTTAGCTTATCAGCGATAGATTGCACGTGGTTTTTCAGATCGTTAGACATGGTTTACCTCTTCCTTTGTTGATGGTGTCAATTGTAGAGGCTTTGAAGGCCCCTACAATAGGTGTTTACCCTTAAATAATCCATTCCTTGCTGCTTACTGCTTTGTATGCAATACCCAGAGCGAGGATAGATTGCTTGCTCTTACTGGTGCGGGCAGAGCGATGCAGGGCAGAAAGACCCCGAGCGATATAATCAGTGCCAAGAGTCTGTCCGAACTTGATTACTTGCTCTGCTTGTTTGGTTTCTTGCTTATTCATGGTTAGATACTTTGGTTACTGCCCTGCTTTATTGCTTGGCATGGGTGTATTGTAGCGCACTTTTGCACCATGTCAACAAGTTTTTATTGTCTTTACATAACTTTACATTTCTGTATAGATATACAGTATTGTACTGTATTGTACTGTATAGATAGGATAAACCTATTGACTTGTTGAACATGATAGGTTAGCTTTGTAGGCACCTACAATGCCCTCCATACTTACTGACTGCAGAGTCATTAATGTTTCTTTAATGTTTCGTTAATGTACATTAATGCTAAGTATACTTACTATCTTGAAGCACTGTATGCCTGTACAGTACTGTATAGAAACACAGTGGGGGGAGGGGCTAGGGAGAGTAGGAAACTTTGGTGGAGCCTACAACGTTCACAAAAAGGAAAAATTAAGCTAATTAGGGACAGATTAGTGCCTAAAAAGTAGGCAGTATAGTTACCATGTAAGTTATTGAAAATTAAAGAAAAAGACAATCTGAGCACTGTTGCAGGAACTCTGATGGCTAGGATGGCTAAAAGGAGACATAGAAGATGCAAAGAACTGTAAAGAATGTAAATAATTGTAACAAATCAATGAAATGTAGAAGAAAAGACTTGTATTACACGAAAGTTGGTGTATAATATTACTTAGTTGTTGAAACTAAGGAGTCAACACTACAGAACTCAAGATGAGGAATCTATACAGCCTGACCCCACTGTGTAGTACAACGAAGAGTCTGGATAAGTATTTATTCTTCTATCTGTACACCTGTAAGGCAGCATCTAAGCACCTGAAAGGCAACATTAAAGACATAAGTACTTCATCTTAGATTCTGTAACATTAAAGACACCTTTGTCTATATAACTATATAGTCAAATATAAACCTTTAATGAGATAAACTAAAAACATATAGCCTATATAGTCTCCCAAAAGGATAAAGACACACAATGAAACTCACTAAAACTTGTTCTTCTTGTTCCACTGAATTAGAGTTGTCTAAGGATAACTTCTATCCATCTAAAGAATCGCCTACTGGTTATCACCACGAATGTAGGAAGTGTTCTTTGTCTAAGTGGAAGTCAAAAGAAGACTATTATCAAAAGATTGCTACTCAACTCCATAACCCTGAAGCACAGATCAAAGCTGGTCGTAAGAAAGCTATTCTTACTAAAAGTAAGCAGAAGGCTATGTCTGTATTAGAGAAAGGTGAGAAGGAATGCACTCATTGCAAAGAGGATAAACCTTTAGAATCTTTTTATAAGAGAGTAAACAAGACACAAGATGGCTATCAACGATATAGCAGCTGGTGTAAAGAGTGTAGCTCTAAGCTGTCTAGTGATAGGTATAATTCCTTGTTTAAGAATCACGAGGAGTTGAAATGACATCAGCAACTGGTAACAAAAAGGGTAGACCCTCAAAGACAGCAATCAAAGAGATTAAAGAATCGAGGTCTGTAGGTCGTCCTAAAGGTGAAGCAGCCATCATCAACGAGTACAAGCTTAGAATGCTTAACTCTCCTAAATCTGCTAAAGTGCTTGAAGCTATTTATGATGCAGCTTTAAACGATGAGCATAAGAATCAAGCAGCAGCGTGGAAGCTCATTGTGGATCGTATTGTTCCAGTATCTGCCTTTGAAGCTGCTAAGCAGGGTGGTGGTGCTCCTCAGATCAGTATCAATATATCTGGTCTTAATTCACCTACCGTGGAGACTTTAGAGGACATTACGGACATTGAAGTTAAGGAGTACTCTGATGACCAGTCTTAACTTTGAACTCCTGAAATGGCAACAAGAAGTCTTTAAAGACTCTCATCGCTTTAAGGTCGTAGCTGCTGGTCGTCGTTGTGGTAAGTCCCGATTGTCTGCTGTTACATTGCTTATTGAGGCTCTAAACTGTCCTGAAGGTTCTTCAGTGATGTATGTAGCCCCTACGTTAGGTCAAGCTAGAACGATTATCTGGGACTTGATACACGAGCTAGGTAGGCCTGTCATCAAGTCTAGCCACATCAATAACCTTGAGATTACTCTTGTTAATGGTAAGAAGATTCTCGTCAGAGGCGCTGATAACCCTGACTCCCTTCGTGGTGTATCTTTAACATATCTAGTGCTAGACGAATGTGCCTTCATTAAAGAAGATGTGTGGCAAAAGATTCTACGTGCTGCTTTGTCCGACAAGAAGGGTAGAGCTTTGTTCATCAGTACACCGTCAGGCCGCAACTGGTTCTATGATACCTTTCATTTAGGACAAGACGGTACAGACGAAGAGTGGAAGTCATGGCACTTTACTACTGCTGATAACGAAACTATTGACCCTAAAGAAATTGAAGCTGCTAAACGTACTCTTAGCTCCTTTGCGTTTAAACAGGAATATTTGTCTTCATTCGATACGTCAGGTGCTGATGTCTTCAAGCCTGAATGGTTTAAGCTAGGCGATGAGCCTCAATATGGTAGTTATGTCGTAGCTATCGACTTAGCTGGCTTTGAAGAGGTAGCTAAGAATGCTGGAGCATCAAAGAAGCGTCTAGACGAATCTGCTATCGCTATTGCAAAGATTAACGATAACGGTGACTGGTGGATTGCTAAGATCATTCATGGTCGGTGGGACATCAGAGAGACAGCAGTAAAGATTCTACAAGCTATTAGAGACTACGAGCCTACAGCAGTAGGTATTGAACGAGGTGCTCTAAAGAATGCTGTTCTACCTTATCTAAACGATTTGATGCGTAAGAATAACGTCTATGCGCACATCCAAGACTTAACACACGGTAACAAGAAGAAAGTTGATCGTGTTGTCTGGAGTCTACAGGGTCGTTTGGAGCATGGACGTATTAGCTTTAACAAACAAGAAGATTGGGATGAGTTCAAGGATCAGTTAATCATGTTCCCTACTGCAGGGGTACACGATGACCTCGTTGATGCCCTTTCTTACGTCGATCAGCTTGCTATCGTTTCCTACCAACAGGACTACGAACAGGATGAGTATGAAGTCTTAGACCCAATTTCTGGTTATTGACACCCAGTGATGGGCTTGAAGCACGTTTACAGGTGCGTGTGTCAAAACACCTGTTACCTTTTCAAGAGGATCATAAATGAAGAAATGCTCTAAATGCGGGATTGAAAAATCTTTTGATTGTTTTCACAAGAATGCTTCTAATAAAGACGGCTACAACTTTCAATGTAAAGAATGCCGAAAAGAAGGATGCGCTCTTTATTTTAAAAAACTAGATGAAACAACAAAGATAAAGCGTAATAGCAAAAAAAGACAATGGGCGGACGCAAACAAAGAAAAAATTAAAGAATATTCAAAAGAGTATTCTAAAAATAATAAATCCTTGAGAGCGTACACTCAACGAAAACGAGATTGCGCTAAAAAGAAACGAATCCCTCACTGGTTGACTCAACAAGATTTTTTACACATCAAATGTTTATATCAATTAGCTGAGATGCGTACAAAAGAAACAGGGTATCCTTGGCATGTAGATCATGTTATCCCGTTACAAGGACGCACTGTGAGTGGACTGCATGTTCCTACTAACTTGCAAGTTATCCCTGCTTCAGAAAATTTAAGGAAATACAATACGTATGGAAAAGATTGAACATAGTCAATATGAAGAACCTACAGAAGCTGAAAAAGAATTAACAGCTTGGGTCGTTGACCACACTACTCGTTGGCGTGAGCACAGAGACGCTAATTACATGGGTTCTTGGGCCGAATATGAGCGTATCTTCCGTGGTCAATGGGCTGCTGAGGATAAAACTCGTGAGTCCGAGCGTAGTCGTATCATCGCACCAGCTACTCAGCAGGCTGTGGAGACTCGCCACGCTGAGATCATGGAAGCTATCTTTGGTCAAGGTGAGTTCTTTGACATCGAAGACGACATCAAGGATGTTAATGGTAACTCCCTAGACGTTGAAGCTCTCAAGCTGCAACTGATGGAAGACTTCAAGAAGGATAAGATCAAGAAGTCCGTCGATCAGATTGAATTGATGGCTGAAATCTATGGTACAGGTATTGGTGAAGTTATCATCAAGACAGAAAAAGAGTACATTCCAGCTACTCAGGCTATCCCCGGCATTGCTAATACAGCTGCTATTGGTGTGCAGGAGAAAGAGCGAGTTGCTGTTAAGCTCAAACCTGTTAACCCTAAGAACTTCCTGATTGACCCTAACGCTGATTCCATTGATGACGCTTTGGGCGTAGCTATCGAAAAGTACGTTTCTATTCACAAAATCGTGGAAGGAATGGAAAAAGGTATCTACAAGAAGGCAGACATTGGTTCTAACTACGAAGATCAGGACTTAGAGCCTACTCAAGAGCTTCGTCAGTTCCAAGACGATAAGGTTAAGCTGCTTACTTACTACGGTTTGGTTCCTAAAGAGTACCTGACTGGTGGTGAAGAAGGCGAATACGAAGAGATTTTCCCTGAAGACTCTGAAGCTGATGACTACTGTAACCTCGTTGAAGCAATCATTGTGATCGCTAACGATGGTATCTTGCTCAAAGCTGAAGAGAACCCCTACATGATGAAGGATCGTCCTGTCTTGGCTTATCAAGATGATACGGTTCCGGGTCGCTTCTGGGGTCGTGGTACGATTGAGAAGGCTTTCAATATGCAAAAAGCTATTGATGGTCAGCTTCGTGCCCACATGGACTCTCTTGCTCTGACGACTGCCCCAATGATCGGTATGGATGCTACTCGCTTGCCCCGTGGCGCTAAGTTTGAGGTACGTCCGGGTAAGGCTATTCTTACTAACGGTAATCCTAGTGAGATTCTGACTCCATTCCACTTCGGACAAACAGACGGTAATGCAGCTGCTGCGGCTCAGAACTTTGAGCGTATGCTCTTGCAAGCTACCGGCACTGTAGACTCTGCTGGAATGCCCTCCAATGTGCCTCGTGATGCTGGCGCTGGTGGTATGTCGATGGCTATGGCTGGCATCATCAAGAAGTATAAGCGTACTTTGACGAACTTCCAAGAAGATTTCATGGTTCCGTTCATCTACAAAGCAGCTTATCGCTTCATGCAGTTCGATCCTGAGCGTTATCCATCTGTAGATATGAACTTCATTCCTACAGCTACTCTGGGTATCCTTGCTCGTGAGTTTGAACAGCAACAGTTGATTGGCTTGTTGCAGACTTTAGGCCCAAATACTCCTGTCTTGCCTCTGATTCTGAAGGGTATCCTACAGAACAGCTCTCTGACTAACCGTGGTGAGTTGATTCAGACGCTTGAACAGATGTCTCAGCCTAATCCAGAGCAACAACAGGCTCAAATGCAGCAACAACAAATGCAACTTGCCTTGTTGCAGGCTCAGATTCAAGACTTACAGGCTAAGGCTCAAAAGTCTACCGCAGAAGCTCAAAAAGCTGCTGTTGAAGCTCAGACTGCTCCACAAGTTGCTCAAGCTAAGGTCATTTCTGCTCTCAGTAACAACCTCAATGAGGATAACGAGACTAAAGACTTTGAGAAACGAGTAAAACTGGCTGAGTTGATGCTTAAAGAGCAAGACATTAAGTCAAATGAGCGCATTGCTGTAGCTCAAATGATTAATTCTCGTCAAAAAGTAGCAAATAAATAGTTGTATTATACAAAAAGTAGTGTATAATAGTACCCATGTGTAACAAAAAGGACTCCCAAAAATGGATCAATCCTTACAAAAGTACTACGAGAATCACTTTGATATGATGGCTTCTGAGGGGTGGAAAGACCTCTTAGAAGACTTCGCCAAGTTAAAGGCAAGTATTAACGATGTAACATTGACAACGGACACACAAGACTTATTTTTCCGTAAAGGTCAGCTTGACATCTTAGACTTGGTTTTAAATCGCAAGGAAACTTGTGAGAAAGTATGGGAAGAGTTAAATGAGACGAATGTTTGATTTCCTCTGCTCAGACGCTCACGAATCCGAAGCGTTTGTTGACGATAGCGTTCGGACTATTAAATGTCCGGTTTGTGGTAAGGACGCAGATCGTTTAGTTTCTTCTCCTCAAGTCAAGCTAGAAGGTTTCTCTGGAGCCTTCCCAGATGCTTATGACAAGTGGGCAAGAGTCCGGGCTGACAAGCTCAAACAAGAACAGAAACGGAACTCTTAAACCTTTAGGGTGCGAGAGCAACTCTGAATCTATTTTTAAGTTTCCTGTAATCCAGTAAATTATAGTGGACAGGATGAAAGGTTAGGTATGGCTTTAATTGATGATAGTGAAGACCTGTCGAAAGGTGAACAATTCAGTGAAATCGACGTAGTTGAAAAGCAACAGCAATCGCAAGTCGAACCACAAGAGACTAAGAATGAACCAGAAGCTTTTACGGTTCCCGAGAAATACAAGGGTAAGAACCTAGAAGATATTGTGAAGATGCACCAAGAGGCTGAAAAGCTTATCGGACGTCAAGCACAAGAAGTTGGTGAAGTTCGTAAGTTGGCTGATGAACTCCTGAAACAGACACTCTCCCAAAAGCAACAATCTCAAGCACAACCACAAGAAACACAAACACAAGAGATTGACTTCTTTGAAGACCCAAAGAAGGCAGTTGAGAAAGCAGTTCAAAATCACCCTGATGTAATTGCAGCTAAACAGGCTGCTCTGCAAATGAAGGCTATGCAAACTCAGCAGAAACTTGCTGCTAAGCACCCTGATTTTGTAGATGTCATTAAGGATGGTGAATTTATCGAGTGGGTTAAAGCTTCTCCGTTACGTTTGAATATGTACGCGATGGCTGATGCTCAATACGATTTTACAGCTGCTGATGAACTACTGTCTACTTTTAAACAGATTCGCGGTGCAAAGACACAGCAAACACAAGAAGCTGGTAAACAGGCTCTTAAGCAGAACTTAAAAGCTGCTGCTGTCGATGTTAGCGGAACTGGTGAGTCCTCCAAGAAAGTCTATCGCCGTGCCGACCTTATCCGGCTACGTATGACTGATCCTTCTCGTTATGATGCCTTACAAGATGAAATCATGGCAGCATACGCTGAGGGTCGTGTTAAATGATTTATTCAATTTAATTTAATCTTTAGGAGATTTAAAAATGGCTTTAGGTACTAACCACGTTACGACCACCACCTCTGCAACCTTTATCCCTGAGGTATGGAGTGACGAAATTATTGCAGCTTACAAAAAGAACTTGGTTGCTGCTAACCTCGTTAAGAAGATG